TAGGAATGGCTCGTAGCGCGTCTACGCGGGTGGATAGGGTCTGCAGGTTATTGAGGACGGCCTGCAGGAGCAGGAGCTGCGCATCCGGGACGGGCTCGGGTGCGGGCGGGGTGACCGGTGCCGGCGGGAGTGGGTCAGCGGCGAGGGGTGCCGGCTGGGGGTTGGTTGGTTGAGACATTGTGCCTCCTGTAGGATATAGGCGGTGGGGCTGCTGGCCCCAGCCGCTGGCTGATAAGGCGGCGCGGACGTAGCCGCCTGCGCCGGCGTCGTACACGAAATCTACGGACTCGACGTAGTGGATGGCGTCGGTGACCTGTACGCCCTCCGTCTCGTCGAGGTGACACGATTGGAAGAAAGCGGCCGACAGGCCGATCTTGGGCACTTCCAGGCCCTGGGCCTGGTCGGAGAGGACCTGGTCCAGGAGTGTGCCTATGAACGCGCCCGGGCTTCCCGGCTGCTCGTCGTATAGGCGGATGCCTCCCACGGCGGCTTGCAGGTCGTTGGACCAGCGCGCGTCGAAGGTGACGCCGGCCAGGTGGCGCACCTTGGGCTCGTCGTGCCAGCCGAAACCGAACAGGTCAGGGTGATCTACGTAGGAAGCGACTGAGTTGAAGAGGTGTCCAGCCTCCTGGATGGCCCTGGCGGGAATGAGCCACGGGGCCAGGTTCTGGTCAGCCTGTTTCACACGGCCGGCCTTCATGTAGACGCAGTCGTACTCACGACGTCCGGAGGGGGTACGGCGGTCGGCGGGTTGAAGGAGCAAATGGCCGGTGGCCACGTGGGCGGGCGCGGTATCTTCCTTGTCGAGGCCAAGCGCGGTTCTGTGGGTCTGCAGGTGGCTTTTGATCTGTGTGCTGGCCTCCTCGCCCGACCTGCCGCCCTGGGCGGCGCTCCACGCGGCGTTGAGGCCGCCCTCGTGCAGGTACATGGTGCCGGAGGTGTAACGGCCGGCGTCGTCTGGATCAGCGCCGTTCTGCACCCAGTGGTGCGGGTACTTGCGCGCCTCCCGATCGGCGAAGGCGCTGTCGGGTAGACTTGTTTTATCTACCTCCGACCACGTCGGCTCGTCGTCTGCAGTCTGAGAATTATGGCTTAGACTCATAGTGTATCTCCTGCGAGAATCTTCTTTATCTGCTCGGGGGTGAGGGTCTCCCCGGCAAACTTGAATGCCAGTTGCACGGCTGTTTCAGAGTCCACCCAGCCCTGATCGTAGGCGATTTGCAGGGCCTGCAGAATGGAGAGTGCGGCCTGTGCCAACTGGAGGTTGTCGGCGCGCGCGACCTCGAAGGTGGCGGGGGTTAGCTGCAGGTTGCCATCCTGGGGCATCGTAGCGTGGCCGAGGGCGGTGGCTCGGTGGTAGGCGCTGGCGACTAGGTCTGTGAGGAAGATGCAGAGTTCTTTCTGGCGTTCGGTGTAAAAGAGAGTCGTGGGCTCGCCCATGGCAGTGGCGGTCGCATAGTTGACGGTGGCGCCCTCGCCGAGGTAGTGCAGTGCAACGTTTGCCCCGGCGGCGATTGCGAGGCGCAAGGCCATGCCGTCGTCTGAGGCGTCGGCAGCGCCGATCTCGAGGGCCTGGAGTTTGACTGTCTCGCCGGTGCCGTGTACGTAGATGCCGTGCTCGAGGGGGTTGGAGGTGGTCAGTTGGCGGCGTTTCTCTTCGACGAGGGTGTCATCTGATACCTGGACGTCCAAGACGCCCTGCCGGGTGCGGTAGCGGTTGAGGCGCACGCGGTCCCTGAGCCATTCTGAGTAGCGTTTCGCCCACGGCAGGACAGGTCCGAGATCTCCCTCGCCACGAATGGCTCCTACAGGCTTGTTGACGGCCCAGTGTAGCATGAGCGGGTCGAGGTGGCCGCCGGGCGCGCCTCGCAGCCGGCCAAAGGCTTTCTTGTGCCCGGATCCCATCCACCATTTGAGTTCGATCGTAGTGCCCTGGGTCTGCCCGTACTCGAGTTCGGTCTCGTAGTCGTCCGGGTCGGTGTGGATCTCGCGGACCTGGATGGCAACAGCAGGAAAGCGTATATACGACATGCCGTCGGCGTGATTCGTGAATAGTACGGGGAACACCTCGCCGGCGCGGGTGAGCTCGTCACACAATGGCCCCAGCCGCCGGGAGATTTGATTCTTGGGATGATTCCAGAATGCCTGGGCAAAGTCGTCCACCTCGCCGATAGCGGAGTGTACGGAGATGCCGCGGCCGACGACGTAAGAGCGGGTGAGTGTGACCAGACGGCGGATGAGGAAGTTCTTCTGCCAGGCCTCGAGGACGTCTGTGAGGTCTTCGTAGCGCTCGGACCAGGGTCGGTCGGTCGGGCCGGTGTCTCCGCCGATTTGCTGCCAGCCGCGGGAGTCGTCCACGCGCGCGGTGACGGCGGCGGTGACGGCGGCTTCTATGACGTCGCCAAAAAGCCTCTTGGCCAGGCGAGTTCTAAGGCTTGGCTTCTGGGGTGACATAGTCTCTAACGCATTGGCGTGCCAGGTCGGCAGTTTCGGGCATGATCTCGAAGCCGAGCCACTGGCGGCCGGTGTCGCGGGCAGCGATGGCGGTGGTGCCGGTGCCGATGGATGGGTCGAGCACGAGGTCGCCCGGGGCGGTCATTTCGGCGATGATGTACGCCACTGTTTCCAGGGGGCGGGCGGCGTTTCTCTTGTTGGGCTGGCGGCGCGGGTCGGGGGCGTGGGTGAGGTGAGTTTTCGCGATGTGCCAGTCCCGCACCATTCCGCGGAGAGGGAACTTGGCGCCGGGCTTTTGCCAGAATACCACAGGGTCGAACGCGAACTCGACGGGTAGGCCCTTGATCTGCACGAAGTCTTTACAGGCGGCGAAGAGGCGACTGTTCGGTGGGAAATAGCGCCAGGTGTCGCGTAGGCGCTTGATGGCCTGGTAGGCGAAGGTGAAGTAGCCGGGCTTGAGCACGCGGTTGATCTGGGCGATGATGGCGGCAAGAAAGGGAATGTAGCTTTTGGGGTCGTCTTGGTACCCAGAGGTGTAGGAGTAGTCGATGCCCCATGGCAGGTCGACGAGCACCAGGTGGACGCTGTTGTCTGGGATGTCCTTGATGAGCGCGAGGGCGTCGCCGGTGTAGATGCCGTTCTCTGGCGTGTCGTTGGGTCCTGTTGGGTACGGTCCGATGTTCATTTACTTGTCCTGCTCAGTTGCTTCCTGTTGACGTTTGGCCTGCAGGTCGGCTGCCGCTTTCTGGAGCTGAGCTTCCTGCTTCTGCTTCTGCTCCAGGCGGATGGCGACGGCCTGTTTGATGGCGAGGATCTGGCCGCGGAGGTCTCGGATCTCGCTGATGGCGGTCTCGATGATTGCGAGGGCAGCGGGTTCAGAGACGTTGGCGCGGAGGAGCTGGAGGCCGGTGATGACGTCCAGGTGGTGGCCGCTGGCAAATTCTGTTTCGAGGGTGGGTGCTTGTTTTCTCACGTAAACCTCTCAAATAATGTCAAATCTGGTGTGTGTTGTCATAATATATCTAGTCGGAAGTAGAATCTTCACCGAACGCCTACTTATTCTTTACTAAAGTCTCATACTTAGCTCGCCCCGGGTGGCTATTCTCGTGAGGTCTTGGAGGTCTATCTCCGGTGGCGTGGCTCCCTCGATGACCTCGGGTAGCCTGGGGTCGTCGAACCTGATCTCGATGGTGTGGGTGATCGGGTCGGACTGGACGCCGGTGATCTGCAGCGAGACGGTGAGCAGGGCGGCCAGTTGTGCGGGCGTAATTTTGAGTATTGCGGCGTGTGTTACCATTCCCCTTCCTCGTCTATTTTCCTGAGTACGTCTTCCGTTTGCACGACTGCGCTCTGTCCTGTGCCTGGCCAGGTTTGCTTGTCGAGCATGGCCGTGAGTGCGGCGCTGATCAGGAGGTCGTCGTGGCCGTAGGCGATCAGGCCATCGTAGGCGGGTGATTCCCACACTCCCCACTTGATCGCCTGGGTCTGCCCCTGGCGAACCTCGTATTGACAGGTGGCCACCTCGTACCAAAATTGTCGTGTGTCTGGCTGCTCGTCGTCTACGTAGTCTCTGTAGCGGCCAGTTTCCACGACTGAGACGAAATCCCAGCCCAGTTGGCTCTTGAGGCTCTCGGAGAAGGTCACCTTGACGAGTTTCTCGCCCAGCGCCTGCTCCAGGAAGCTGGCCAGGCCGGCCCCCACGCCGGTGTTGTCGGCCAGGACCCACACTGCATGCCAGTGGCGGGCCAGGGCGAGGATCTGCTGGAAGAGGCTGGTGTGCTTGACTCCGAGCCACAGTTTCCTATCTACGCACCGATAGACCGGCAGCCGTCCGAACTCGGTTTGAACCTCGACCACGGTGAGGGCGGTCGCGTCGCGCTTCGGGTTCTCCATCATCATGCGCGTCATCGCGTCGCCGGCTGTCTCGTCCTCGCCGGCCACGTCTATCAGGAGTGCGTAGCGCTTGCCTGGCTCGGGCTCGTGCCTGCGTTGGTGGTCGCCTCGCATCAGCGCCCGGCGCATCTCTGCGAAGAGGCCGCCCTGGGCGTCGATCTCCTCGAGGTAGTATTGCGTCTTGACGAGAGGGTGGTTGCGCCCGAGCCTGGCTACTTCCGATTTCACGTAGAGGTCGTAAGGTGGGACTTCCGCGCCGACGACGTCGGCGTCATAAGTGAAGACCCTGCGCCGGCCGTCGCGTGTTTCTAGGTGGTGTAGTTGGGCAATGGTCTGGGCGAGGAGTGTCTCGGACGTCCAGGCGGTGCCCCACAGCACGGTGGTGGCGTTGGTGGATGCTCCCATCGGCCTGAAGTCTTTCTGCCACTTGTCCGCTCGCACGTCCTGGCCCTCGTCGCATTCGAGTAGGATGTCGGCGGTGGCCCCAACGACGTTCGAGTGTGGATCTGCGCTGAAAAAGAGCGCACGCGCTTTCTGGACCTGGACGATGTAGCCTTCCCGGCTCCTGACACATCCTCTACCCCAGTTGTTGTCGAGGCGGTCTTTCAGCCGCATGATGGAGTTGGTGGTCTGCGGCTTGAAGGTTGGTGACGCCTTCACGATCTGGCCGCCGAACCTGCGGTGCAGGTGGAGCAGGTAGGCCTCGATCTGGGCACTCACTTCGTTTTTCCCGGCCTGGCGGCTCATCATCACGGCGAAGGTTAGGCCGCGGTGGTGGAGGATGGAGTCGAGGATAGCCTGGGCGGGCTCGAGCTGGTACGATCTGAGGGGGCGCTTGGTGACGAGTTGCGAGAAGTGGCTGAGGTCTGTCAACCACGTGGCGATGGTGGTGGCGTCGGGCCGGCAGGCGTGCAGGAGCTCGATGTTGAGGTCTTCTAGCCTCTTGGTGGTCTTGCGCTTCTGCTTGACGAGCTGCAGGGGGACGTCGGTGTCCATGACGTACTCGGCCATGCGCTCGTCGAGCAGGGCCAGGTTTTCGCGCAGCTCGTGCAGGGTTTTCCTAAGTGTGTTAAGGTGCTGGTGGTCCAGCCGGTCGGGCTGGTCCGGAGTCATTCCTGATGTTCTCCCAGGTCTATGCCGAGAATCGTCTCGGCGATCAGGTACGCTTCTCTGAGCGTGTCTTCCATGCTCTCGCTGCCGGTGTCGTTCTCCATCCGCTTGATGTCGCGCTCGATGCGTGCGATGCGGGACACCGTCTCTGCCTGGAGGTGGGTGACCCGCACCAGGTCGGCGGGTTCCAGGTCGTTCCAGTGGTCCTCAAGGTAACGTTCCAGTTTCTCCAGGCGTCTCTTCAGCCGGTCCAGGATGGCCCTGAGGCTGTCCGGGTTTTCGTCCTCCTGGTCCTTGGAGTACAGGCCGTGGGTCTGGGCGTTCTTGTTTGCCCTCGGTGCCCCCACTGGCCTGCGTCCCCCTCCGTGCGCTGCGCAGAGCGGCGGGCTCGTCCCGCGGACTGCCCAAGCCAAACAAGGCCGGCCTCGTGCGGAGGTATGCTGGCAGTGTACGCCTTTGGGCGCGGGTGGGCTGGCGGTCGACGACGACGTGGCGGGCGAAGGAGAAGAGGACGCGGTAGAGGATGGCGCGGATGGGGACGACGGTGGCGCCGTAGAGTTTGCGGCGGAAGCGGTCGTAGGCGCTTTCATCCACCACGGCTTACGACTTTACCCACCCGGCAGCGCGCTTGGCAAGTTTGTAGTAGCCGGGAATGGCCAGCACGGCGGCCAGGGCAACCACGACCGACTTGATGATAAAGTCCCACGGGGCGGGGAAGAAGCCGGCGTTGAAGAGTTGAGCGAGCAGAACGAAGACGACACCCAGCAGGATGGTGACAAACTCGGCGGCCCGGCCGTTCAGTTTGAACCAGGCCTTGAAGAGTTCGACGATACCGGGGACGAGCAGGAGAAGTTGAACGTTACCGATTACGAAAAGTGTAGGATCCACGTGTGCCTCCTGGGAAGGAAGTGATTGGAGCGGCTCCTTCGAGTGGGCCGCTCCTCCCTTCCGAGGTGGCGAGCGGCCAAACCCGACCATCCTCAAAAGAGAGGAGCGGCACACCTGAGAGGTGGCCGCTCCTTATGGGCTGCTACCTGCCGGCGTCTGTCCAGGGCGGAATGAAGACGGCCGGAGGTAGTGCTATTGAATTAGGTGCGAGTATAGTACAGATGTTCGGAAGTGGCAAATTGCGGAAAAACAAAACCACGGATGGGGAAATACACGATCGCCCTGTTGGTGCTTCGCCGTGTGCAGTCCCTGAGGGGACTTTTCAGGTTTAGACGGTGGGGGTTTGCGGGGGGCGGGGTAGGAGTGCCCATCGTTTGGAGTGGAGCCTAACGGATACTCCCCGCCCCCCGTCCGGCGTACTCGCCGGCTCCTGGTTGTCTTCGGGTTTGTTAAGGGGCGAGTAGGATGCGTGGGACGAGATCCGACGAACTGAGGCGGTGGAATGGATTAGGGCCCTGAACGTGGCTGGACAGATGGAATCTTGGGGCCGACGGGGCCAGCGGCTCCCTCTCGCCTCCGCTGGC